ATTTATAATGGAAGACAAAAAACAAGGGGGTTATGACAATGAGTAGTAATAAATACAACGGATGGACAAATTATGAGACTTGGAACTTTAATTTGTGGATCACAAACAAGGAGTCAGATCATAGCGTAGCTTTAGAACTTGCATTTGATTCTGAGAATCCATACGAACTCAGTAAAAAGCTAGAAGAATGGGCAGAAGATATGGCTAGTGAGTGCAAAATAATATCAGGTTTTATTTCAGATATTGTTAATAGTTCCATAAAGGAAGTCAATTTCTATGAGGTGGCTTTTCATCTTTGGGAGGAACGACAAGATGCAATAAAAGAACATGATGAGGAGGAAGAGTAATGAAAGAATACATAGGAAAAAAAGTTTTATGGGATCAAGACTATGGAGATGGACAACCTAAAGATATTATAACGATTGATTCAATATGTTACAAAGGAGGATTTGACAAACTAGACGAACCAGTATTTTTAAATAAATCTAAAGATAGGTACATGACTTTAGATTATGTTAAGAAATTTATAATGGAGGAAGAATAATGCAGAAGTGGATAATAGTAGAAGGTTTAACAGAAGATGGAAAGCAGAAAGAATATCAAGTGTCTGATGGTGAGCCTTATGATGGCACAGATAACAAGAACGAAAGAACAATGTCATACGATTTTACAGACTTACAAGAAGCAAAAGAATTGTGTAAAAAACTAAATAAAAGGAGTAGGTGTTGAAAGTAAAAGAACTAATTAAAAAACTAGAACAAATTAAAAATAAAGATTTGCCGGTAGTAGTTGCAGATATTGAAGATAGTTCCGGAGATTTTTATAACCATTGGGTGCAAAACGTAGAAGAGAGCGAAACGGGATCTAGTGGTTATGAGATAGAGGGCGAAGTGAGACTATTAACAAGCCAATAAAAACGACAAGAAACAAAAAAGGAGCAAATAAAATGCACATGATAATAAGAACCATAGTCTACGCCAATTCTGAGAGTGATGCGCTTTCTGTGGCTCGTGAGAATTTTCAAAGTTTGTGTGAATGACAGAAACAAGAACGTGTAAAGGATGTAATTCCAGTATGGATTTATCAGAGTTTGCTAAGACGGGTATGTTTGACAAGTCGGGTAATCCATACAGAAGATACTATTGTACAAAACATGGATGCTATTGGGATCATAAAAAGAAAACACCTAACGGAAGAATGGAGAAGGCTAGAAAGGTGAGAGAGTACAAAGAAGAACTGAGTTGTGTAAGTTGTGGTTACTCTCAGAGATCAAGAGGTAAAAAGTTTTCTACTTGGGCATTACAATTTCATCATCACGACCATACAAAAGAAGCCAACGTGGGCAACATGGTTAGGGATGGGTTTGGACTCAAGAAAATATTTAACGAGATCAAGAAGTGTATTGTCCTTTGTGCTAACTGCCACATGGAATTACATGGACATCAAAACTATTAATGAGGCTTATAATGAAAATCAATAAAGAAATGCTTGAGTATTGGCTTGGATGTGAAGACCCAAAAGATTTACTGATAGAAATTGCCAATAGTATTTTTGACGACAAACAATACACACCAAGAATCCTTTACGATGATATTGCTGATACTTGGAAAGAACTAAAAAAAGATAAATAAACAAGATGAATAAAGACATAGGATTAGAATTGGTCACGCTTAGAGAAAAAGAGTTGAATGATAAGATAAAGGCACTAAGAGAGGAGCTTAGGACTGTGCGTAAAGATACGATCTCAGTTCCGATCCTTTCATATATCGACAAAAAAGGAAACAAGATGTATGATACGAATGAGATGTTTCTAATTGCAGAATCTAAGATAAATGAATTGGCAGGAGGTCACAAGTGAGATACTTATTAATGTTGATGTTTGTGGGCTGTAGCGTAAGCCTACCATCGTACAAAATAATGGATAGAGACAAATATGTACATGATTACAACAAGCAGATCTATTCTATGAATGAAACCTTTCATCTGTATTGCAAATCGCATTATAGATGGGAAAAAGTTCGTATGGTAAGCACAAAACATGGAACTATATTCATAGTTGGTGCATTAAACAAATAAAGGGAGTTATTATGGGAAAGATGAAATCGTTAGTAACCGAACTTGGGTACGAAGGTGCTGAAAAGTTTTTGAAGAAAGCGCACATAAGATTTATTAAAAAAAAGAAGGAGAAAGCTGATGCCGTATCCAATGAAAAAAAAAGAGAACAGTAAAATGAACGCAAAAGAATATCAATTTATGAGGGAGGATTTTCTCAGGAAAACTCTCAAGCTTTCAGACGACAAACGTATTGAGTATACAGAAGGACATCACAACTCAAATGTTTTATGGAACTTCGAGAATATAGCAAAAACATTAGGACTGTCACCAATGAAGGTGCTGTCAGTATATTTACTGAAGCATACAAGCAGTGTTTTTAACTATTTTAAAGATGGTAAGGAATATTCTGAAAGCATAGAAGGCCGGATAATGGACATTATTAATTATCTTTTATTGTTAGTGTGTATGATAAGAACTTATAAACCAAAAGGAGAGGACAAATGAAAAAGTTCATACAATCAATGGAATTGGTAACAAGAGTGATTCTTGGAGATAAACCAAGTCCTGTAAAACCTAGAAAAAAAAGAAAATACAAGAGGAGAGCAAGGAAATGAATGAAAATGACATACTATTTGATGAGTTGTGTGATCTATTGTTTCCAGATCTGGATGAGGCAATGGATAGGGAAGCAGAACATCTCATGGGAGAGCATAAGATTAACCCTGAACTGATGACAAGGATAGTAGAGGCTTTTTTATGCAAAAGAGCAAGGCAGGTGGAACAATGAATAACAATAAGGAGAGTGTGCTATGGAATTAATGTATTACACTTGGGAATTGTTTACTATGGACGAAACAAATGCTTGGTGGCTAATGATGGTTGTGTTTGCATTTACTTGTATCACCTTTATCTACACCAATGTAAAAATGAGAGTCCATTTAAGAAAGATAGAAAGATCACAACGAATTATAACAAACTCCCTTTATATCATGTCTGATAATAATGAGGAGATACAGGATATGATCGAAACACACGAGGAGGAGGGATGATAGTAATGGACGTATGGGAATGGGTAGTGAATTTATTTATTTTTTCTATGAGCCTGATGACGCTAACTATGGTATTATTTATTGTCTGTTTGGTAGTATATACAATACAGGACTGGAGGGGTAAGTGAAACAATACATGGAGTTGCAGTTGGAAGTACTTCGATACGAACAAATGGTGGAAAGGCGAGAGGAAAAGATAAGACGATTACAGAATATAATTGATTCTCAGGATCCGAATGACCTACATAGATTTAGATGTTGGCATTGTGATTGTGAATTAATATGGGGTGGAGACCACGACATACAGGAAGTCATGCTAGAAGAGGACAAGGAAGGTATCGCATCCAATTTTTCTTGTTCTAACTACGACTGCAACACTCATGTAGAAGTGTATCATTTTAATCAAGAAGGGGAGTAAGGTATGGTTAAGTATAGTTATAAGCATAAAAACCCCGTAGAAGCTAAAATATTGCTGTTATTAGGTATTTGTGGGGCAAGGATATGGGATTGTGAATATGATTACTGGGGAGAGAATAGAGTTTTACGATGGAAAAAAGGACAAAGACTTGGAAAAGATGTTTTAGATTATATAAGAATGGTCTTTGTTGGAGAACATGATCAGGTTATAGAGATCAGGGAATTTGTACAAAAGAATCAATTTAACAAACGAACTTACAGATATTTTATATCTCCTCAAAAAAATTAATATGGAACTTTTTGAAACTTAGAGCGTATAATGGGAAACGGCACACAAAAAAAGTGCCACAAAAAAGGGAGTTAAAATGAAAAATCAAACTATTACTAACAATACAACCGAAGGAAAGAATGAATTAGATAGCAACGCTAAGCTAATAAAGTTTGCACCTGAAATGTTAGACGTTTTAAAGCTTGTGAATAGATATAACTGGGATTGCAATCAAGGTAGGTTATACGATGAGCATAAAAGAATCATGAGGTTTGCGGGGGTATGGGGTTTAGTTCGAGACATCCTTGAGAAACTCGATGAGTATGAAACTTATCCCTTAGAAGAAGAAGTAGCGTAAACTAAACTGGGGCGGGGCAACCCGCCCCTATAAACAAAGGAGCAACTAATGAAAGAATACCATTGGACAATCACGGCTAGTGGATTTGTAGAAGCTGACTCAGTTGAGGAAGCCAAGTCTATCTTGAAAGAAGATGCAATTAATTACGTTATGGATGATGAAAAATATTTGGAGATTGATGTTGACCCTGATGAAACGACAGAAGAAGAGGAGTAGGGAATTAAAGTTTTAGAATTATTTGCAGGCTCTTGCACCTTCTCAAAGGTGGCTAAAGAATATGGGCATGAGGTCTATACCATAGACATCGTAGGTGGTAAGGATATCACGCTGGAGACCAATATCTTGTTTATCGCTCCCAAGAAGATACCCTTTAAGCCCGATGTGGTATGGGCCTCACCGCCCTGCACAACCTTTAGCGTTGCATCAATTGGACATCACTGGAAAGGTGGTCATCGAGCATACATACCCAAAACATCTCAAGCCTATATTGGACTGGCAATGGTTAAGAAAGCACTAGAGATAATAGAATACTTTAACCCTGAATATTGGTATATGGAAAACCCAAGAGGATTGCTAAGAAAATTGGACGTAGTGCAGGAATTACCGATCAGGCATACTGTTTCTTTTTGTCAGTATGGCGATAGCAGAATGAAGCCAACTGACATATGGACGAACAGCAATTCTTGGAAGCCAAGAGAGATGTGTAAGAATGGTAACCCCGACTGCCATCACGAGAGAGCTCCTAGAGGGAGTCGAACCGGAACACAAGGTTTAAAAAATGCGTATGAGAGAGGGCTTCTTCCGAAAGAATTATGCAGAGAAGTAGTAAAAGATTTTAGTGGTATAAAATGCTAATTATCAATAACTTAAAGGAGTAGTTGAATGATGAAAATATGTGCTAGTTGCCACGAAGAAAAACCAAAGAAAGACTTCTATATCAACAGACAAAAGGCTGATGGTAGACAGTATAGTTGCAAGAAATGTCAAAAGAAATATCATAATCAACAATGGTATATAAAGAACAGAGAAAAGCGACTTAAACAAACAAAGGAAAGAAAGGCAAAGTTACAAAATGAGAACTATGAAAAAATATTATATATGTATTTTGCTAAAGGATGTGTTGACTGTGGTACACAAGACCATCGAGTTCTGGAATTTGATCATGTTAGAGGAATTAAGAAAAAATTTCAAGGGTCAGAAGGTATTTCATACATGGTTAGGAACGGATATAAATGGAGCACAATAAAAAGAGAGATAGAAAAGTGTGATGTGCGGTGTCGTAACTGCCACAAGATAAAAACATATAGCGATTATGATTATTATAAAAATATACAAACAATGATAAAAGAATATGAAAGAAATTTGGAACTTATTGATCATGTTAAGCATTATAGTTGTGTAAAATGAAAATAACGGTACAAAAAGGAGATGAACATGTTTAGTGTACTAAGCAAGTTAAAGTACAGAATAAATAAAGACATAAATCAAGCAGAAAAGCATTGGGATACCAACCCCGGTAATGATTATTATTTTGCTGAGATATGTGGATTAAAACGCGCCCTAGACCATATTGCAATCGCAGAAGCGGAAGAGTTGACTGCATTGGACAAATGGGCACAACAAGAAGAGAAAAAGGAAAGGGAGAGTTATGGAGCTTCAAATAGGAACGGGGCAGGAAGTTAATATACACGATGTTGAGTCTGTAAAAGTAGAAGAGACCTATTCGTTAAAAATGTCCCAAACAAGAGAAAAGTATTTTAGGACAATGCATATTAAAACAAAAAGAGGTGAGGACATTGAGATAACTTTGTTCTCTAGTAAAAAGAATGTATTAGAGTATAAGGATTAATGATCCACGCGGGGCATGTCATAGGTCGGTTTATACTTTTCCGGCCACCCGCAACTACACATCTCGATTTGCCCCGCATTTTTCACATACCAAAGGAAATAAGGAATGATAGACATACAAGATATTTACCACAAGTGGCTTCGCAAGGGCAATGAGACACACTACAAAAAAAGGTACGAGGATCACGGAGAGTGGTTTCACGGATCTGCTTCTGGGATGTGTATGCGTAAGCATTATTTTCAGCACGTTGCAGGAGTAGAGCCAACGCCAGTGAATGACGATACTTTAAGATTGTTTCGCTTGGGAGACCTTGTGCATGGAGATATACAAGAAGCATTGATGGAGCATGCCAGATTAAATGGTTCTAAAATACTTATTGAGAAGGAAATAAGACTGCCAGAGGTTAATGTCAGGGGTTTTTTAGATGTTGTAATAGTAGAGGATAATGCTCTTTATGATATTAAAACATGTAATGCATGGAAGTGGAGAGGGATCTTTGGAAGAGCTCCAGATCCTAACCCGCCTGAGAATTATTTTTTACAGCTAGGAACTTATGGTTGGTGGTATGAAAAAGAATTTGGGAACAAATTAAAAAAACTTTCGTTAATATATTACAATAAAGATAATTCAAGAATGAAAGAAAAAGTAATTAGAACATCATACATAGACAAAGCAAAAAAATATTGGCATGATGTAAATGAAAGATTTAAAAAAGGAAATCCTCCAATAGAGCTAGGGGTTGCGCCTGTTTACAAATGGGAATGTAATATAAAATACTGCAACTTTTATCAAGTGTGTGGTGGAGGACTAAAAGAAAAAGGAGATGACTTATGAGTGATCAAAAACAACCCGACTGGGATAAGATAACCGAAGGTAAGATACGGCATGGTGTCGCTGTCGAGGCTTTTAGTAAGGGAATGGAACTTACACCGGAAAACATGAGAGAGATAGAGAAGTGGGTTCAGTTCATTATACATGGCTACGATGGGATAAAGGATGTGCTAGATAAAAAGAAAGCTATGACAGATACAGAACTGAAAGAAGAGGTAGTTAAAGTGTTTGGCGGTGAAGAGATAAAAGAAACAGATGAAGACTATTTAAGAAACACGATAGAAATGGCAGTAAAAACACTAGGGCAGAAGGATAAAAACAAAGTTCTTTACCAGCTTAAACAAGGCAACATAACACTTGATAATCTTCAGGCGTGCCTTGATAAGATAGGAACCATGAAGCACTTTTAAACTATGGTCGATATTGGAGATGCATACTATCCCTCTGATGACAATCAGTTTACAAAAAACGTACCCTCTGGAAGATACACGGCACGAATCATAGGAATGGATACTTCTAATGACATGAACTTCGGCAGGTATGTGGCAGATGTATTCAAACCTGAGTATGAAATTGACAGAAAAGAACACCCTGAGTACGAGGCATGTGTGGTCAAGGACAATGGTGTTTTTAGGTATAAAAAAGTGGGTGATTGTCTTTATGAACATAGAAAGAACTGGGGTTTCGCTAAGTTTCTTTCTATTATGCAACTCCGCAGTGGTGAAGGTAAGGGTAATCAATTGCCCTACCTTCGCCTTGCTGACATTTACAAAGCAAAGGTCATTATAGACGTATCAATGAAAAGCTTTTTTAATGATCTGGATTCTGAGGTTTTTTATCCAGTTGCAAGACTGATTCAATTTATTAATAAACCCGGAGCACCTTTCTAGTGGACATATTAACAAAAAAAGGACAGATATCATTACGGTATGAAAAGGAAATGCTAAAAAGGATAAAGTCTATTATTGCTAGGGATACAGAAGATTGCAACGTGTTAGAGACTGACAAGAATATGGATGCAAAGGTTGATGGGTTTATTACAAAAGGTAATAAAGTTACAGGAATATTTGAATCGAAATGTAGAAATATGAATTTAATGGAACTAAGAGAATATGGATCATGGCTTATTACATTTGAGAAAATTATGGACGGCAAACGACTTTCAGAAATGCTACGAGTTCCCTATCTTGGTTTCCTTTATTTAATTAAAGATAAGATAATTATGTATTGGAAAATAACAGATAAGTATGGGAATTTTCTATTCGATTTTGATATTAAAAACACAAGAACACAAAAAACAATAAATGGGGGAAGCGTTGTTAGGACAAATGCTTATCTACCATTTAAAAAAGGAAATGAGATTCTATGAATCATTATATATGCACAGCAAAGATAAAATACACAAGACAAGAAGTTCAGGTACACATAAGTGCTTTAAAAATAGCTTTAAATAGTCCTAGATTAAGTCAGTATAGGGGCAGATATGAGGCCCTGCTTAAAGACATGGAAAGAATAGAAGGTCAAATGTTTGAAAAGGAAAGTGAGGCTAGGTTAAATAGAGATTTAAACGTGCAAGAAGTGGAAGATTCGGTGGTGTCAAATGTTTGAAACCATTAGAAAAAAGTTTTCAGGTGGCTACGATATATTAGAATATTTATATATGTGTGAAACTTGCAATGTTAAACATTGGAGCGCATCTAAGAATTTGTATATGAGTTGTCCTAGATGCAGGAGTAAAAAGATACATAGTAAAATGAGGTTAGCAGTATGAAGAATCCAGACAATGTACGAAGAGGAAGAAGAGCACGACAAAGAGGTGCGGAATTACAGAGACAGGCAGTGAGAATGGCAAAGGAATTAGGATTGGAAGCTTTCAATAGAGATAGGGGAGGTGCACAACACGAGCAGGGAGATATTGAAATCGAAGGACATTACTATGGCTGTAAAAGAAGAACTAGGATCGCTAAGTGGTGCAAGCCTGAAAAAAGCGAGGAAGGTGTTGTCATTAGGGAAGACAGAGGGAAACCATATATTGTATTGGACTATGAATATTTTATTAATTTATTATCTATAATGAAGGAGTTGGCAAATGAATAATAGTCACAAACTAATGAAGCGCAGAGCACTTATTGCATTTTACAAAAGATTATTGAAACGTAATGTGGTAAGGCAGAATGGGGCCGCACATCAAAGAATGAAAGAGTTAGAAAAAAAATATGAACAACAAACGAGATGGTTTGGTATCAGATACAAGGGTATTGCAGATGAAAGTACCAGCGTGGTTGCTAAAAAAGATCTGAACTAAACCATCTCATAAATAGGAGGCATGCATGCCCGAATATAAACAAAAAGATAACAGCTTTAAGCTGTGGAAAAATAAGTACAAAGAAGAAGGCGATAAAAAGCCAGATTATACCGGCAACGGAATGGTCAATGGCAAGAAGCAAGACTTCTCCTTATGGATAAATGAGAGTGAAAAGGGAGATAGATTTCTTTCTGGACAGTTTCAAGACCCATATAAAAAGGAAAGTAGCCCTTTCTAGGACTTGTTGAATATAAGGGGGCTAACGCCCCCTTATTATTAATGTTTTATTTAGTCGATAGTTATATCAAAAAAAAGTTTTTATAGCGAAATACGGGAATATAGAGGGGGTTTTTTAAGTCAATGTTTCAAAAATGTAGTAAAATTGACAAAGTGTGTGGTTTTTGTGCTTTTTCTACATACGATCCTATTAGTGCCGGTTATGGTAGTGAAAAAATTGAGTTTTGTGGAATTGCAAGTAGCTATGATTGTCGAGTTTCATCACTCCCTGATTGTTGGTTGAAAATGACAAAGAGCCAAAGGTCAGGCTATACAAGAAAAAAGAAAGAAGAATGTCAAACTTTAATAATAAGTGGTCGGCGATAATGGATATATTAGATGATTTTCCAGAACAGGAAAAAATCATGAATGATGAAAGTTCTGATGAGTTGATCAAATTAATGAGGTTGGTGAAATCAGGTAGGATTTCAGTAAATAATTATTATAAGAAGTTAGCTGAGTTTTGGACTAAGCAAGGCTTTCCAGAATGGGCTGAAGAGTGCTATAAAAAAATTAAGGGTTAGCTCTTTTCTTTGCTTTATTTATAATTCTTTCGGTAATTGCATCCGCATCGTAATCTTCATAACCTATTGGATTCTCAGAACCAAATGTTCTGTTGTAATCAAATATTAATCTTGTAGCCTTATTACTGTCTCCTTCTATAATGGCATCTTTTATATCTGACAGTCTTAATTGTTTTATTCTTTTAACGTAAGCTTCTCTTTGACCCGGTGCAAACTTTCTTTCAAACCTTTCTAGGCCCCTTCTGGGAATTGTACCAAGTACAGGCGCTACATACTTAGGCATACGAAACGCCGCACCAAGACCATAGTCTTTCGTATCTTCAATGGTTCTTGTCATTGCACTCCATATCTTATCCAAGTCTTGAATTACAGCAGGTTTTCCCGCAAACTCCAATGCTCTAATTTTATTTTCGTTTGCAACAATATCACCAATGACACCAAAGGCACCTACAGATGCAAATCTATCAACGTAATCATCTATTGTAAACTCTGACATGTCTATATATTGATCAGCGCCAATGCTTGACATAGGGGTGCCTTTTGTTAGATAGGGAAACATATATCTATTCTTGTCGTATACTTCTCCTCCAGAAATCCACTCAGCTAAAGAATCTCTTGCAAAGCTAACAAACTCTCCACCAGCCATGCCAGCTACACCAAGTCTTAACATGGGAAATAAATTACCACGAGAGACTTCAGCTAATAACTGTTCCCTTATCCAATTAAATTGCTTGTATCCAAACTTTTTAAAAAGGAAGAACGGTCTCCATCTAGGATCAAGAGAGACCAATGGTTCTGTCAATACATTTCTCTGTAACTGACTATCTCGTGAAAATTTATACATAGACTCAAGCAACTGTCTTTCTGTAGGTGCTTTTTTATAATTTTCAATACCTAATTCTTTTAGTGTCCCAATAGCCCATTGCCTTCTATTAAGTCTTCTACCGCCCAATAATTGAGGTAATTTAATACCTGTATCTAGTAGAGCACTTTTTCCATTTGCAGTCTTTCTAAGGGCACCTATCCACTCCCTAGCCGCCGCCGCAGATAATATTTGATTATACTGGTTTACCCTCTGGAATTGACTAACTCTAGTAGTCATATCTGCAAACCTACTCATAAGTCTGTCTGTAGGTTCTAAGTTAGAAATCATCTGGAATACAGATAAGTTAGACACTCCAGATTTTCTTATGTCATCTCTGTATTTCTGAGAAGTAGACAATTTATACATAGCTTTCATCAAAGGGTAGTACCCAGTCCTCACTGCCGTAGAGATCATTGTCTGTGTAATATTAGGAATGGTTGCAAATCCAGAACCTATTTTAGTACCGATTTGAAAATCAACCACGTCACTCCAAAAGTTTCTAGCGGTTGACGATTTCCAGTTATATGAAGGGTCTATTTCTATTTTATTTGTAGCTGATTTAAAGAGCTGATCAAGTAAGTCTGCTGAATTTTTAAACTGGGTTCCTTGAGTTAAGTTTTGAGCGACATAAGCCTCTTGGCTTTGTTTTTTTAACGCCGCTATTCTACTATAAACAACCTCGCCTTTTGCTCCAAAGTTTTCTACAAAAGCAACCCTAGTAGCAACTTGTTTAGCATACCGAGCAAGGACTAATCTTGAATCACGTTCCATAAATTGCTTTGGTATCTTAACACCCTTCCTTGCTAACTCAAGGTTCTTTGCCGTGCTACTAAAGTGAACAGTCACCGCATTATTTAAGTCGTAAAACGCCTGAGCTAATTTTTTATTCATCTCTATTTGCTGTGTTCTTGTTCTTGCAACTTCTTTTGGCTTAATATTAGCCATATCCTTTAATGCTGAAACGGTAGCAGGGTCAAATTCATTATTCTTAACGTACTCACCAATTAGCTTTTGAAAGTCCTTATTCTTTGCTAAAGAACTATCAAATGCTAGTGATGAATTATCTTTGGCAACCTTAGCAATGTCTTTATTAAAAATACCTAAAAACTCAGGTTTAATCATGTGGGGAAAATAAAAACTTTCTTTGGGCCCAAGGTTTATACCCGCATCATTTGCCAAATCCCAAATGTTTTCAAACACTTTTCTGACCTCCCTAACTTGCTCAAAGTCAGGAAGATTTTTATTTTTAGGATTTGCATATCTGGGGTCTTCAAGTTTATCTGATAAAGCCTCAGCTTTCTTAATAAACTGTTTCTTTTTAAACCATCCACTTTTAAAAACACCAGCACTTCTAAATTGCTGTATAAATTCACCAGTCAAGGTTAGCTCTCTGGTATTAAAATTATCCATATCTCGAAAAGACAATGTTTCTAGCTGTGTAGTACCTCTATTCTTAGTTTGCCTGTAAAACTTAGGCAGTTTAGGTAAAACCCTATCTATTAATCTTTGTTTTGGAAGCAAGCTCCCTTCCCATCCATTTGCTTCTAATGTCTTGGTCAGGTCTACAATTCTTTTCTCATGCCTTAACTCATTAAGCAACTTTAATCTTTCAATGCCGGTAAGATTATTTAGTGAATATCTGTTCTTCGTACCTTCTGGTCTTTGTTTTATTCTTGAGCTGTCAATGTACTCATTAAATCTTTTATCATTTATACCCAGTTCTTTCTGAATGTTTTTTATCTGCTTGTTTCTACTTATAGCTAAACCTTTTTCTGTTCTAGCTTTGCTTTTTCTACGAAACAATAATTGATTAAACTGATCGTAATTAATTTTATCTTTTTTTTGAGTGGTTCTATTTCTTAAAGTTACCTGTTTCTTTTTGTCATTAAATCTCAACTGATCAAATTCTGTTCCATTTCTATCAACAAAAATTTCTTGACCCTCTTGAATCTCCCTAACTGACTTTTCTTTTTTTCCGCTTTCTCTTTTTAATCTCTCCTCCAGTAAAAACCTAGATGTAGTATTAGCATCCATTGCACTTTCATACTGCTTAGATTTTATAGCATCAATACCTTTTTTTGCGTACCTCAAAGCCGCCTTCTGTGCCGTTAGTCCACCAATGACACCCGCCGCATGAACGTACCCCTCTAAGTTTATATCTTCCCCACTCAATACTGGTGCAAGTGTACCAAACTCAGCGGTTTCCACAGCCTTAACTGCGAGTGTCTGAGTAGCGGGTTTTAATCCTTTTAATGCTGATCTTACTATTGGCCCAGTACCTGCTGTAACGGCACCAAGTGCTGTGCCCTTGATACCTTCTTTCAATGCCAATACCTCATCAACATCACCAGTCTCAATCTTTGACATCTCAGCAGTTGCTATCCCTTGATAGAACCCAAGGCCAGTTGCACCAGTCGCACCTTCAATCAATGCCCTGTGCACAACTCTAGGAGCGGCCTGCTCTACAGCTTTTTTTGCTACTCTAGGTGCAACTCCACCGTTAATCATTAATTGGATAGCTTTATTTGGAGTATTGCCTAATATTTCTTTCACCGCAAAATCATCTAGTTTTTTCGATACGATAGTACCTGTAGCCGTTTTTGACAAACCTTTCTTCAGAGCTTCTTTTGCACCAGATTTTAATGCTTGTTTAGCGGCGAATCCTCCAATACCACCACCAGCCGCCATTGTTGCAAAATCTAATGGCTGTATAAACGATATAACAGTAGCACCTATGTCTTCTAGCATATTTGGTTCGTACTTACTAAGATCAAACCTCTGCTCGCCAGACACTATTTGCTCTGACAAGCCAGTAATGCTTCTATTGTAACCATCCTTGACCCAGCTTGGCAACCAATCTCCGGGGATAAACCCATACAATGTTTCATCTTCTGTAGAGGTTTTTAGTTTGTTTGTTTCATTTAGTAACTCTGCCCTGTACGCATACGGATCAAACTTATCATTTACAGGATCAGAGTCAGCGTCAAGGTAATCAAACGCCTCATATAGTCGGTTTACGTTTTCATTTGAAACAACATCTGGGTTGCTGTATGCAGAGTTTAGTGCTTTTGCAAAAGAGCTAAAAGACTCTGGATTAGTAGGCATTTTGTAAATTACCTACTTGCAATCTGTGGTGGAAACAATTCCTCTATAAATGGCATTATATCTTTAACAGGTATTTTTTGCCTACCGAGGATTCCACCTGCAACATTTCTAGTATCTAATTGTTTCTGCCTACCAAAACTCATGACCTTATCTCCAACAGGAGAAAACATCTCAGCGTAACCGGGATACCTAAACCGCTGTGTATTCGGGTCATATATTGATAAAATATCTTTTTTTAACTGCTTTCTTAATTTGTCAGCTTGCTTTAATGCGTTTCTATAAGACTGATCACCACCTATACCTTCTAAATCGTATCTGCTTTTATCTTCTAGCTTTTTAATATTTTTCATCTTTTTATATGTCTCTACTAGAGCACCCTCAACACTACCATAGCGACCTTTTGGCTTTTTAACATTGGCAGATATTTCTTTACCTAAATTTAAAGTAGTATCGCTTTTGGTTGGTGCCTGTGGTGAATCTTGCCCTGCTTCTACGGTAGGTAAATTTAACATAGGCATACCAAGCTCTCTTTTTTCCTCAGTAGACAAACCCGGTACAGCTTCAGTTGCAACTGGATAATCCTCTTCACTTGACCCAGCCTCGTTGGTAGGTGTATTCGGGTCAGATAAAACCTTATCTAATTTTTTACTAATATCGTTGTTAAAATCTGCAAGGTTATTTTCTGTTGGCATAGCAATGTCAAATGTAGTTTCTCCGTAACCTATGTTTGGAAAAGACAAGCCTTGAGTTCTTGCAAGATTAGCTTTTTGCAAAATGCTACCTACCTGCTTTTCTGATTCTTTCCTAGCTCTATACTCTGCCTCTGTTTCAAGTTTATATTTAGGTTGATTCAATATATCCTCTATAGTCTTTCGCTCTACTTCTATTCTTTCTTCAAGGGTAGCACCGCCCATTCCAGATGTAATTGCGGAACTAGGAGAAGCTTTTTCTTCTGCTAAGTCTTCTAAATTTTTTTCTGCATTTTTAAGATTATTGTAATCCATTCTTCCAGAAGGCCCAAATCTAACTTCCCATTCTTGTGGAGGTACCGAGCCTCTGTTCCTGTATTTAATTTCTGCATTGTTTTTAGATTCTATTTGAAATAGTTGACTGTCTAAACTGCTATTATCACCGGGTCTTATATCATACCTTTCCCTAAAGGCTTTTAACCTATCTCTATATTCAAAAGGATTTGTATCTGACCTACCAGCCATACTTCTAATATCAACAAACTCATCTTCTCTACCTGCCTCTTTTTCTGCTTTAGACCTTAAACCAGAAACAAAATCCATATCACCAGTTTTTTCAAATATTTTTATTGCCTGTTCTGTATCTCCACTATTTATAAAACTTCTTCCTATAGACCTTAATCTATTAAGTTCATCTCTTTTGACTTTATCATCTAGCCTTTTTTGTTCTGCTACATAACGCTGTTGGTTTTCAGCATCTAGTCTATTCTGCCTAGCTATAGAATCTTGATATCTTTTTTCTGCAAGTTGTTGCCTTTCAAGAGCTAATTTGTTCTGTTGATATCGGTTATATAGCTCTGGCAATCTATCTAAAAAGTCTGCAAGGGGTGTTTCGTACTGACCGGGAGCCAAGCGCTGTTTTCTACTATATATTGTCCTAGGGCCATTAGCCATTGTTTAATCCTCGGTTATCCACTGAGTACCAGTCCAAACCCACTGCCTTCCATCCGGCCCCTGTTGAGTCCAAGAAGGGCCAAAGGTAGAACTAGGAACGCCTGTTGGTGGTTGTTTTGGAATAGAAGAATCGACAGCAAATTCCGCACCTCCGCTTACCAAATCAGCGGCAGTTCCTAAAGTTTGTGATTCAAAATCTTTCATTGCTCTTATTCTAGCAGAACCCATCTGATCGACTGCCGCTTCTCTTTGTAGTGCTTGCTGTTGTTGCATTGCACCAGAACCCGCAAAGCCCATACCAGCAGATTGCTGTGCGAATTGCTCCCTCCCCGCCAATAAACCTTGTTGTAATCCTTCGGTGATTTGTTGTAATTCAGTCGGGTCAAAATCCTCAAATAAAGCTAATTGCTGAGGAGTTGGATTTATTCCCCTTTCTCTTAATATAGACTCGGTCATAGACTGGCCCTGTGTTTCTTCTGGCCCCGTTACCAAAGGAGCTGAATCTCTAAAGAATCTATCGTCCTCAGCAAACCCCCCATTTTGCATACCAATCAAACCGCCATTTTGAAGTTGGCCAAACATACCCATATCTAATCCCGGTAAAGAAGCTACTTGTGATCTTGGGTCGTAAGAAGAGGGGAGAGGTAAACGATCAAACATTGAAGCATCATCAAGAAAAGAATCAGCTATGCCTGTATCGATTATCTCATCTGGTACAACAGAGGGTATAGAAGAACTTGTAAGGCCCAACCTATGTGCCATAGTAGAACGTAAATTGCCTGCCTTCTTATGCATGTCTCCGTATAATCCTCCACTGGGAGCAGTTAAAGCGTCAAATCCCGCCTCTAATCCAGCCGCACCAGCGCGCTCCAACATACCTTCGCTATAATCTTTACTAGCTTCATCTACATCTCTAAAGTCCTGTTGAGCAAAAACAGTACCGCTAGAATCATAATCTTTTGCTTTTCCCGCGCCAAGCCTATCACCAATTGCAGTACCAAGGCCCTCGCCAATAGTCGCACCAGCGACAGGGCCAAAAAATGCGGCTCCCGCTATTCCACCTAATTTTCCTAAAGTAGAACCCCAAAAACGGCCTTTTCTTTGCCTTTCAGCTTCTTGCCTTTGTTGCGATTCTAATTTTTTCATATCGCTTTGTCTTTGCATTGCCTGAGCTAACATTGCACTACCTCTAGTTGCATGTCCGCCAGACTGCATCATACTTAAAAGATTATCTGGGTTTGCCATAGAGAAGTCCTCATCTTCAGATGATAATAACATTGATAGGATGTGGGATTGATTATGCATGGTATAATTCCTTTGAATTTAATAAAAAATATTTCAACATTCCATATCCTAAACCACTATTTCCATTTTCCAAACCGAAGTAACCCAAAAATCTTTTGCGCTGGTTACTATATCAGCATGCGAAGCTGTAACAGTGATAGCAATAACATCACCAGCGTCAACAGTTGGAGAGGCGCTCCAGTCAGATTTATTGATTGTGACTGACGTGTGATCTACAAATGTAGTTGAATATGTATAGTTGCATAAAGCATCAGTTGTTGCATCTCCATTATCTATTTTTTTAATTGCAAATGTTATGTTATCTGCATTATCATCAAGGTTAGGAGGTTTAAATATTAGCTTATGACAAGTAGCTTTAAATGGAGTTAGAAATCCTACCGCTGGACGCAGTGCTGTAAGTTCTCCAGTATTATACCAAGGTAGGTATATTTCTGTTGTGTCGAGGTCTAAATTAAAATTATGAGAAAAACAACGATAGTCTATAAATTTATTGGTATACTTTATAGTATGAGCTATGAGTGATCTATCAACCACATGATTTCCATTATAAGACATATTTGCCTTATATACCTTCCCATCTTTCTTTATTGCTAAAACGGGTTGACGACCAGAACCCTTAGACATAACAACCTGACCATCGGCTAATTTATCAACAGATACCTCTTCTTCCGTATGCAAGTTAGCTTGCTTAGAATTTACTAATCCTCTGATTGTCCTATCCATTAACTTACATTTTTATTTCTAATAATTCTGTATTCTATATTCATGTCATTAATTTCCATAGTTGCAGAAGTTGGAGGGGCTAATCGAAATTGAATACTTTGACAAGATATTGGACTAGATGGAGTAAAAACTGCAACATCCCATGTTTCTCCAGAAGAAGCAGTGCTTTCTAAATACCCAGCACCACCCGTATCTCCTTGTGGAGTTATGCCTGTTCCTGTAGCAAAAGCATTGAAACTTTGAGTACCATCTTTAGCATAATATAGAGGAGTTTGTTGCTCTGCACTGCATCTATATGTCATTGTAACTTTGTATATTTTTTTAATTATTCCCGGTTGTCCAAAATCAACATCCCTAGTAGTTAATACTTGATTTGCATTACTCGCCACCGAGGCTAAGTATTTACGTGGGGCCATTGTAGTGGAAGAAGCCTCACCAAAGGTGATTAAATTATTATGCCAATCTGTTGCAAAATTTGTATAGTAATAACCCTCATTAAATAGGTTGGTATTATAAACCCATCCATTGCTATCAAAATCATAGATAAAACATTGATTGCTATTATCTGACAGGTCTTTAGGTGAGCGCATTATAATAAGCTGATTACTAACAGTATCATACCCGATCATAGTGTCTTTCTGATGGGCTGACCCCTGAGCAAAATCATTCCACGATGGAATATTGCTATTAGAGCTTTGAAAGACAGCTAGTTTATTTTCTATTAAATTTCTTACCCTGCTTCCATCGTACAAAAAACAACCTCTTTCATTGACCCACGCAATTCCAAACTCTGTTTTAGTAACACTATGCTGATAACTTACTCCATGTTTTTGAATAGTATTCTCTAAGAACCAACCCGTAGGTGAAGGATTTGAAATATTTATAAAGTGAACAAGATTATGCTTATAAGCTATCAGTCTATCAGCATACACTTCTAGTGCAGTATACTCTCCATAATCACCTTTAGAAACATCTATAAAGTTATGAGGGAGAAACGTATCGAATTTATTTATCTCTGAATACATGATCCTATCTCCATATCTCTTTTTAGAATCGTCTGGTTCTTTTGATACGGTATTAGCAATAAATGTTCTTCTCCCTGCAATAATAGAGGCTTGATATGTTTCTTTAACCTTACCCAATGAATTGTATTTCTTTTCGTGTGTATATCCATTTAAGTTTCGATAAGTATCAAGATTTGGTCTTATTGATTTTAAACCAACAGAGCTACTAGCGGCAGAATAATATCCAGACTGATGCGTATTAGTTGCTGTGCTGGCCGCCTGATAAACCCAAGCTGTATAATCATCCTCTAGGGACATTCTAACGCCCTGCACAATATCTATATCTGCAAATAGTATTAATTCATCATCTCCATCTTTTTCACGAATATATATTCTTCCCCCAGAAATACGACCATGATAAAATCTATCTGCATAAACAGTACACTCTAAAGCTTTTGATTCGTTACTAAGAGTAAAAGTATTATCAAACTTAACAGGAAGTGTCTCTTGGTTTCCATCGTATATAAATGTTTGCCAAAATTCATAATCCATCGTTTCCCACTCCCCCTCATCTGCATGTCCAGTAACCCCAATATTCCATCCAAGTCCTCTTTTATATATTGCTCCAGAATTATCATTAACTGCCACATCTGTAGTGTTGCCATATCCCCTATATACCCGAACCTCCTGAGCTGTTCCTGTGCTACCTTCAGATGGCCTTCTAATCATAAAACATTCAGGCTCTTCAGAAGAAGTGCTTAATATAGAATAAACCTGCCCAACGGCAAAAAAGTGATTTGCATTGATAGCATTATTATCAGTATCAAAGGCAATATAATCTTCTGTAATGGCGGTTAAAGCCTCCGCTGTTAGCACATCGTTACCATCTCCATCTTCTACAATAGAATTTAAAACTGTATAATTGCCAGAGTTTGCAACGGTATGTTCTCCACTGGTCAACATAGCTATACCCGATGATGGTGGCGATAGGTATGTAGGGTGTTCAAACCAACCACTAAAAGCCAGTCCTTTTGTATTGTTAAACTGTGTTCTTTGAATATATCCATACCATTTCATGATCGCATTATTCTGAGCATTAGAATCAGCAACTCTCAAAACCTCATCTACAAAAGTAAAAACAAACTCTGAAGTTTCAACATGTTCACTAGAGGGGTTAATAAGCACAGGGCTTATTTCAGAGGCTAACCAACCATCATTAGGAGAACTTGCATCTGATATAGAATTGTATGACCAAATATCAACTACATTATTTTCTGCGTCCCCTAGTGCAATAAGCTTATCTCCAGTAGTACGCCTGCCTTTTATTAAAACACCAGAAGCCGCCCCATCTGGGGAAGAGGTAAATGTTAAATTTGAACTGGGCAAAGTTCCAGTAGAAGGTATTCCTGTAACATTTGCAGATAGGCCAACCACTGTAACATTTATTCCAAATGTACCACTAGAATTTGCTGAAGTAAGTGTTGTTCCAGAAGCAACACCACCAAGACTAGAAGCAATAGTTTGGCCAACTCTTACATCGGCACTGCTATTAATGTCTATATGATTGTCACCATTTGAAAAGGACGCTGATGTAGCAACAGTTACAGCAATTTCATCAGTAAGGGGCCTTCCTGCAACCATCATATAGTGATCATCGGATTGCTGTGTAAATCCAATTACAGTATAAACACCATCATTGTATTTAGTACCCCTAATAGTAATAACATCGCCAATAGCCAAACCGGCTACATTTGTCCAATAATCAACATCTCCAAAGTATTTAATATATTGAGTTGATGGTATTACCGCTAAAGCCATAATTACAAACTACTGGAAGAGCCACTGGCAGGAGCATCGCCCGCTGGAGTAGCCGCATTACTTGTTACATTAGAATTTTGAGGATTGACAAACCAAACATTTCTACTATCGTCTGTTGTGCCAACAGTAAATGTTGCAGTATTGTCATCATTAAATTCATTTTTTCTACTGTGGTCACACTCAAAATAAAACAAATTAAATCCTCCGCCCTTATTTGACCTTCCGGTGGCCGTGCCGGGGCTACTATTTGACCTGTTGTCTAAACTAGCAGTACAGGTAGAAATGTACTTTGTAAGAGCAGACCCGCCCGGATTTGAAGGATTAACATCGTGGGTATTAAACACACCAGCGGATTTTATCTTACCCTGTGCATCTATTGACATATTATCAATCCTACTAACTTCACTCTCGGCAATATCACGAGGGTCTTGAACAGTATTGATTCCTCCTGCAAAACTGCGTATGGTATATTGTTGTTTGGGCATTACCTAGCTACCTCCTTAACTTTTTCTATAGATCTGCCAGCAAAGTAAGCGGCGTAAACAGTCATTAATAGTGTTTGATATACAGGAACATAAGCTTCTCCAATGGTAAAAGCTTTGCCGCCTATTTCTAAATTTCCATCAAATATACTTAATACAGTAAATATAGCAGTGAGAAATATCAATGTTAATGGTCTAATATTTTTACTAAGAGTGCTACCATGCTTCATATCAGCTTCCCACCTAGCAGATACTTCAGCTTGGGCTGACTGTTCTGCTTTGATAAGAACTTCCTCTAATGCTTGTTTTGCTTTAGCCTTTTCTTCGCCAGATGTATGTAAATTATCAATGATATTCCCTACATCTTTTAAGGTATCTCCACCTAATAGACTACCAGCACCTTTTGCCAATGAACTTAATAAGCCCATGATTGCCTCCTAATCATCTGCATGCTCCAGTAATTTAACATCATCTTCTGCATTATTGAACCAAAAATCTATTACTTTGGCAAAAGAACCAACAAAGCCACCTAACATTAAAAGTAGTATTTCTTTCCACCCTGTCATTACATCCACACCAGAACTCATAAAGTATATCATTAATGCAAGTATTACAGAAAATAAAGCAACAACAGCTATACTGATCAGCCACTTCTTTGCTTGCCTGTATTTAATAATACCGATCAATTCTGTATTAATATGATGTTTTTGGTCTTGAATATGGTATTCATTTACGTTGTTATTATCCACGTATCCCCCATAGTGCTGTGAGTAATGCCATCCCCCCTAAGATATAATTCCTCCAATTCTCCAAAGCCCTTGTGCGACCATTGGCCACTTTTAGTTCTTCTTTGATGACTGGCAATTCCCTGTTTAAAATAGTTTCTATTCTCATTAAACGCTCTTTTACATCAAATCTATACTTTTCTATATTATTGTGCTTCATCTATTTACCCTTTAACTCCATTATCTCATCTCGTAATTTAGCCATTTTTTCATTATGTTCGATTTTCATTTCTATAGCAGTAACCCTTAATTCCATTTGATACCAGCCCCAAGCTATTGCTCCTAGCAAGCTAATAATATTAAAAACAAACTTCATATCTAATTTAATTCCCTGCACTTCTTAATCTATCTAGCTCTTTTTCTAAATAATCAATTCTTTGATTTTGTTTAATATCAGCAGGAATTTCAGCATTTTGATTGGCCTTAGCATCTTCCTCCATTCTACCAATATGTTCTTCATTAATACTCACCTGATATTCTAAAAAAGATATTCTTGAATTAAGTTCCCCATATCCCCAAACCATAGCACCAATTAATGCTATTGCTTGAAAAAGCATTGGAAGTGAAATATTAAGGCTACTTGATTCTGATAGTGGTTTAGTGCCTGCCATTTATTCTACTCATTGAACCTTTTAGTTCTGATACTTGATTATCTAGATCATTAATTTCTTTTGTCATAGCATCAAATTTTCTATCTAATTTATCATCTGAAGTGTTCCATCTTGTAATAAGTTTTATTATCATGCCTTCCATATTTTCTAGCGTTTCACTTTGTCCTTTATTCTCTACCTTTAAATTCTCTAATGCTTGTTGCTGTGCTTCTGACTTTTTAGATAAAGATATTACTAAATAAACAAACATAACACCCACAATGCCAATCATCCCAGCTTCGCCATATATTTCCATAAAATTCATAAACAACCCTTAATACATCTTAGATATCTTCTTAATACTCTTTTTCTAATATTTTTTCTTCCTTGGTTTCTTGCAATCATTAATATAGCTTGACCACGAATAAAGGCTTCTTCCCGGTCGCTCATTTCATTTTCCTTTTTTTACCCCAACTAAAAGGATTGATATTAAATTCTTTTTCATAAAATTTTATCTGCTCCTCTAGCTCTGCTTGTTTCTCTTGCTGTTGTGCCATTTGCTGATCAAGTATAGTCCTGATCTGCCCACTAGCCTCCAATAACCTTTCCTCAACCGATTCCAGTCTATCCAAAAGATGCATAGCATACCAGCCCAACAAAACGCACAGCACAAGTAAGCGTACCATGAATTTGATATTAATACCCACATTAAGGTTATCATCGAGCATAGTAGCCCCATAGCTTCTGTATGTTTTAGCATTGTCACTCATCGAACCCTTACTTCTTCCCAGTTTGAATGTAAATAGCACCAATTACTACCATTATAGATACTTTGTAAATACCAATGCTCTACAGAATCTTGTGCCATTATTTCAATAAAAATAGTATTCCTTGATGTGTCTAAAGGAGTGAGCTCGTAACTCGCAACAGACCATCCAGAAGAACAACTAAGGCTTATAGCTATACACAACAGGAATGTCATAGGAAGTGCTAGTTTTTTTACGAACAACTTTAAAGTCTCCATTTTTTAATTTTTTAATTACATAGTTCATATTACCTCCACAATTTTCGCTTAACCCAATTAACAGATCTCATAAAAACATTTGGTTTTTTTATGGATGTGTCTATTTTTGAAAGCTTGTTGTAAATGATATCAATATTTCTATCAATCACCTCAAACTTTTTACTAAACTCTTTATTGCTTAATTCTTTATTGTTTAAACTCTGAACAATCTTATTCAAATTCTTGTCATATTCAACACTATTTTTACTCAAAGCCTCAATATTAGAAACAATAGAGTCAAGACGAGTATCTGTATTCTCAACTCTTTTACCTTGCTCTTCAATGCCTTTTACAATATTTTTTAACTTAATATCTAAAGTAGCATCACGCTTATCTTTTTTACTAGATAGCTTGTCAATCATGTTACTAACATTGTCTACAACCTCAAGTTGTATAAGGTCTTTAACCTTGGACAGACTAAAAGAATTACTAGGCTTTTGTAAACCCATTCTTTCTAATCTCTTTGTCCTTCTTATCCTCTGTAGGCTATGCATGTCGCTGTAGAGTCTGTATGATTTATAATTCCACTAAAGTTTCCATATAGAATTTCACCGGGAATCATATAAAACCAACTCGATATGCTATCGCCAACATTGGCAGTAACTTTGAGTTTCAGATACTCAACAGCCGCATCTCCACCACCTTTACCAAGCGCCTGTATAGCTACCCATGAACCCGTATCTGGAGAAGAGGTATTTGTATCATGCTCTGCAATGACATCAAATCCATTTTGCCCCAGAAGCAAGTTAGATGCTTCTTGTGCTGTATATTTATGTATATAATTTGACATTGTTTAACTCCTTAAAGTACCATCCACCATGCAATAGCTGTTTCGACAACTATATCAGCAAATGTGTTGTATGCCCATTTTTCTTTTGAGCCGTAAGTTTCTTCATCTCCCTCTACTATCCATTCATAGATTTCCCATAGAACACCTATAATAAACACTCCCATGACGCACCAGAAATCACTCCAATTCAACCATTGAAATACTTTGCATAAAAATGCACCAGCCGCTAAATGATAGGAAGTCCAATGGTCTAACTGACCTGTTTCTAATTGCCATGATACTAAACCTGTTAAAGGGCTTTTCATCTTTCCACCACCTTATTATTTACCAGTTTATGTTTTAAATAATCGATACGTCCATGACCATCAGAATGTTTTTTAGCGCACTCTTTTACAAATTCTTCTTCGCATGTTTTAAAACTGTCGCTTCGCCTAACAATCTCACCATCAACACGAAGAAAATAATCCTTTGCGCTTGATGGATAAGTAAGCGTACCAAATGAACCATTTGCCAACTTTATCTTTTTTATCATATTTGGTTTAGTATTCTTATGAAGAACAACATCATGGTCTTGAGCGCATCTACGAATAATCATTTAATCGTTCTCATCTCCGGGGTCATGTGGAGAATGGTCATCCTTAATAACATCAGCCTCTTGCTCTTGTAAAGACCTACTAAGAACATACACTTGCCCTTCTTTCCACCTGTTTAATCTATCTATTTGCATTTGATAGTTCTCTATGTCGTTTAATATAGACTTTTGATAATTTGTCATGTCATTAATAATGTATTCTTTGTTATCAATGTTTAAGATTCGCTTTTGTTCGTTGTCTTTTTCAGCCATTCTTAACTCCTTTGTTTGTTAATTATTTCTTTTCTAATTCTTCCACCCTTGCAGATAATTCTTGAACAGATTTAATTAATGCACCAATAAATGCAGTTTCCCCAACCCTTTGAAAATCATTTGTTGCATTTGTGGCCCATCCTTCAAAACCATCTTTGACCTTATCCCCAGCATTATCAATAGCTTCTTTTACTTCTTGAGCGATGAAACCATGATATGTTTTATCTTCTCTATATAAATCTGTACTATCTTTTATGTATTCAGTATGATTTGATGGTAGTTCGCCTTTTGTTTTGTATTTAAAAGTTCTGGGTTTTAAATCATTAATGAAAGAAAGTCCTAATGAACTATCATTAATGTCTTTTTTGATTCGCTCATCTGAAGGATTGCTCCAAGTAGTTGCTCCGTTAGTACAAGTAGTATCTGTTCCACCATGTCCAAATGTAAAAGTTCCATTACCACTTGCAACGACACCATAGCCGAAAACATTTTGATTCAAGGCGCCAGATGCACTTGTTGAAGTTTCTGACCCAACTAATGTATTAGCATCTCCAGTGGTTAAATCATTACTACCAGCATTTGCCGCCGAAGCCCCGATTATTGTGTTGGATGTGCCAGTTGAAACATCATATCCAGCACCCTCACCCACTGCTGTGTTCCATCCGTGTCCAGCAGAATCTGCTACAAAGTCATATAATGCTTGACGACCAATCGCAGTATTTCCACTTCCCACCAAATTATCAATTAAGGCTTCATATCCTAAAGCTGTGTTATTGCTTCCAGTCGTGACAGAATCAGCCGCCTTGTAGCCAATTGCAGTATTACCAGAACCACTTGTTAAATCTGATAATGCAGATGTACCAATAGCAACTGTACCTATTTGATTATTTGCCCCAGTAGCATCCATTGCTAAATGCCCAATTGCCACATTGCCTTCGAGATGATTAGTACCTGTTAAAGTGCCTCCTGTTAAAGCATCTGTACCGATAGCTATATTTTGTTTTACTTCCCTATTAGTTGCACTTGCTGTTCCATTTTGTTTGGCTGAACCCATTGCACTATTTCCAATGACAATATTATTTGATTCGTCATCAGCCGCTTCATATAAATTTGCCCTTCCAATAACCACATTATGACTACCAGTCGTTAAAGCAGGAGTGGATAATCTTCCAACCGAAGTATTGTAACTTCCTGTTGTTAGTTCAGCTAGGCTTGATTGACCGATAGATGTATTGTCTGCACCAGTAGTTAAATCAGTTAAAGCACTATAACCAACGCCAACATTATTATCTGCCGCATCAGTTTGAGTTCCTGTGCCACCAGCTAATTCACCTACAAATACATTGTTATCACCTGCACCATCTGAATCACCAGCATTTTTTCCCAATATTGTATTTGAAGTTCCATCATCATTATTAGATAATGAGATAACAGAGTTGCCATCAAGTTTAAATCTTCTTGCAGAATTAACATTAAATTCTAAATATGAATCTGCACCAGTAAGTTTAGTTGCTCCATTTACCCATTGAAGCTCTTGACCAGCAGTCTTTATCTGTAGAGCACCAGAAGTTACTTCAATATTACCATCAGCAGTAATTCTCATTTTTTCAGCCTCAGTATCATCTTTGGATGTTTTAAAACTTATAAAACCAGACCTTGCCGCCGCATTAGCGAAATTTTCCTCTCTTCCAACTTGTATCTTTGCCGCTGTTCCACCATTATGTCTAAATCTAAACCCAACAAGTTCATCTGTTGAATCTCCAGCGGCACTATTGTCAATAATTAC